GATCGTCGCCGCTATCGCCGGCGCGGCGTATCTGATCTGGAAGCACTGGGATTCGATCGTCGGCGCGTTCACCTGGGCGTGGGATGAGGTAAAGAACCTGTTCGCCGACTGGTCGCCGGTCGAGGCGGTCTCGACGGCGGTCCGCGAGATCGCCGACGCGGTTACTCGCTGGCTCGGTCCGATCGTCCAGGCGGTCGGCGATATCATGCGCGACGCCGGCGAAGCGATTACCGGCGCGCTCTCGCCGATCATCGAATTCGTCGCCGCGACGATGCGCGAGATCGTCGGCGCGGTTACCCGCTGGCTCGGTCCGATCGTCCAGGCGGTCAGCGATATCATGCGCGACGCCGGCGCGGCGATTACCGGCGCGCTCTCGCCGATCATCGAATTCGTCGCCGCGACGATGCGCGATATCATTGCCGCGATCTCCGGCGCGGCCGCAGGCGTCCGCGACGCAATCGTAAGCGCGCTCACCAGTCCGATCGACTTCGTTAAAGAGCAATGGAACGCGCTCGTGTCGTGGCTCACCGGTATCTTCGACCGGATCAGCGGCATCTTCGGCGCCGCTGCGCGGCTGGTCGGGATCGGTAGCGCTGCCGCGAATGAAGCGGCCGGACCCGGCAACGCGGCAACGCCGGTCGTGCCGTCCTCCGGCTATCAGTCGCCATCGCAGCGGCGCGCGGCGATGATGGCCGAGCGCTCGGCGGCGGGACCTTCCGCGCTCGCCGAGTCCGCGCAGACCACGAGCAAGAGCGAGGTCACGGTCTCATTCGAGAACATGCCGGAGGGCGCGCGCGTCCGCGAGACGCGCAATACCGGCAACACCGACCTCAACCTAAACACCGCCTATGCCGGGCAGCGCGGCGCGCTTGCGGGAGCTTACTGATGCCGGATTTTTACGACTGGTCCACGCCGTTATTCTTTCCCGGTATCGGTCTCATCAATGCGAGCGGTAGCTTTCGCGGCGCGCGGTTCCGGCTCGATAGCTATGAGACCACGATCGGCCGGCGGCTCGACGTGCACGAGTATCCGCTCCGCAACTTGCCGAACGCCGAGGACCTCGGTCGGCGCGCGCGTCGGTTCGTCTTCACCGCCTATGTCCTCGGTCGCGGCTGGGAATGGCAACGCGACGCGTTGCTGAATGCCTGCGAGCAGGACGGTCCCGGCTTGCTGGTCCATCCGTTCCACGGCGAGCAAGTCGTTATGTGCGAGACGTGCGTCGTGTCGGAAAGCCGCGCCGGCGGTCGGCGCTATGCGGCATTCCAGCTAACCTTCGTCGAAAAGGGCACGTATGAAACACCGTCCTATACGATCGATGCCGGCTATGCGTTGCTCGGTCAGGTAACCGGCGGCTACGGCGTGATGGAAGGCGCGTTCGCCGGATGAGTTGGTCGATCGAGCGGGTGCCGAATTTCGTGGTCGATGACTCCCTCGCGATGGTCGCGTTGCTGGTCGCGTATCAAGCCGAGATCATCCGTCAGGGCGTCGCCAATCAAGCCGCGTATGCCGACGCCTATGCGCGCGTGTTCGGCGATCTCGCGCCGGAGGCCTGGATACGCCAGCCGCCGGCGACGGTCGCGCGCGGGATCACGAGCTTGATCCGGCAAGTCGGTCTGTTCGTCATGCTCGACGATGCCGTAGCGCTATCGGCGCTGGTCAATCAAACGTCCTGGCGCGCGGCGCTGCCGCCTGTGCACAGCGCGCGGACGGGTCCGAGCGGTCCGGTCTATACGCCGACGCGGACCCGGCAACTGCTCAACCGGCAGGCGTTCGAAGCCCTGGTGCACCGCGCCGCCGCGCTGGCCTTCGCCGAGCGTCTCCCCTCGGTTGCGCTCGACGCGTTGCCGCGTAGCTTGGCGGTCCGCGACGCGACGACAGCGATGTTCGATGCGGTTATCGATGAAGCATCCGCCCTCAATGACGGCACCAGTCGGACACTCCGGCAGATCCAGGCGACGGCTTGGCAGTTGATCGATAGCCGCCGCGCGCCGCGCGATGAGGGCGTGATCGTCCTCGGCGGCGAGCTTCCCTCCCTGGTGTGCGCGCATCTTGCCTATCGCGAGGCGCGGCAGGCGCCGCGTATCCGGCGCGCCAATCCGACCGCGCATCCCAATTTCATGCCGCCTAGGCTCGCGATCCCGCCGTGGCCCTAGACGCGGCGACCGACCTCGATCCTAAGCTCACCCTCGACGTCGGCGGTCGCCGCTTCGGCGGCTGGCTGCGCGTCCGCGTCGATCGCTCGATTGACAACGCGTGCACACAGTTCGGCGTCATCGCGACGCGCTCCTGGCCGGGCGCCGAAGAACAATGGTGGATCGAGCCGGGCGATCGGGTCGAGGTCCGCGTCAACGATGACCTTGTGTGCACCGGCTGGATCGATCTCATCAGCCCGAGCTATGACGCGAACCGGCACGCGATCGAAATCAGCGGGCGTGGTCTGGTCTGCGATCTGGTCGATTGCTCCTATCTCGGTCCGCCGTGGCAATGGAAGAACAGCGACCCGGCCGATGTGATCCGCGCGATCGCCGCGCAGTTCGATATCCCGGTCGCCTTCGACCTCGATCTCGGCGAACCGTTCGACTTTACCATTCAGCAAGGCGAAGCCGGGTGGGAGGCGATCGAGCGCATCTGCCGGCTGCGTCAGGTCCTCGCCTATGACCAGCCGGACGGCTCGCTGCTGATTACGCGCGGGTCGGATGAGGTCTGCGAGACCCCCCTCGTGCAAGGCGAGAATATCCTCGAAGCGACCGGGACGCTCGACGATCGCGAGCGGTTCTCCCTCTACATCGTCAAGGGCCAGCAACCCGGCTCAGAAGATACCAGCCCGGCGCAGGCGGCGCAGAGCTTGGGCGAGATCGCCGATCCCTCGGTCCGCCGCTTCCGGCCGATGCTGCTCGTGCAGAGTGCCGACACCGACAACGGGACCGCGCTCGATCGCGCCAAGTGGGAAATGCAGCAGCGCTGGGGCAAGGCGCGGACCGCGACGATCACGGTCGCCGGCTGGCTACGGGAGGACGGCACGCTCTGGCCGATCAACCGGCTCTGCGATGTCGTCGATGCTTGGCTCGGTCTCGATCGCCGGCTCGCGATTACCGGCTCGACCCTCGAAGCCGGCGCGCACGGCTTGCGGACGATCCTGACGCTCGCCCCTCCCGAGGCGCTAACCCCGGCCCCTCCGGACGCCGACAAGACGCCGAAGGCGAAACCGGAGGGCGGCGGCGGCGGCGGTGGATCCTTCTGGGAGCAAGTCGCGGCGGATCGGCGAGCCGGCGAAGCTCGGCGAAAGGAAGCAAAGCAGTGAACCCCGTTCCCGGCGCCCTAGGCGCTGCTACAGCCCGGTCCGCCGCCGGCGGCGTTACCCTAGCGGCGCCCTGGCGCCCTGGCGTGTCGCGTAACCCCACAGGCAGGGCGCCGGCGCTTTTCGCCGATACTCCGGTCTGGGCGCCGATCCCCGGCTGGCCGGCGGCGTTCGTGCCGATGACGATCACCGGTCTCCGGTTCTGGGACGCTTCCGGACCGGCGCCGGTCCCGGCGTCGAGCTTGCCGGCGGTCTCGGTTGTCTGGCACCGACCGAGGCGCGGGCGGCTGGTCCGGGTGGCGCCGTGAGCGTCGAGGATCGCCGGCTCGCACAACTGATCCGCCGGCTCGACATGACCCTGGCGCGCGGCGAGCTACTCGCGACCGTCGATAGCGGCGGTATCCAGACCATGCAGGTCGGATTGCTCGCCGGCGAGGTCGCCGATCGGGTCGAGCGCTTCCAGAGCTACGGTCTATCGGCCGTGCCGCCGCCGGGCGGCGATGTGCTGGTCGCCTTCGTCCAGGGCAACCGCGACCACTGCGTAGTGGTCGCCGTCAATGATCGCGGCTCGCGTCCGCGCAGTCGCGCCCTCGGCGAGACCGAGCTTTACAACGATCAGAACGTGTCGATTCTGCTCGATCGCGAGGGCGATCTCCGCATCCGCGCCCGGCGGATCATCATCGAGGCCGATGAGACGATCGAGGTCACCGCCGGCGAGCGGATCGCGCTATCGGCCGGCCAGGAGATCGCGCTCGACGCGCCGCTGGTGACCGTGCGCGGGACGCCGATCCCCTGATGGTCGACATCGCCCTCGCCTGGAGCAATGACCTCTGGCGCGGCGACTGGTCGCTCGATGCGCGCGGCTCGCTCGCGGACGGCGCCGATCTCGAAACCGCGGTGCTGCTGAGCCTATTCACCGACCGGACGGCGCTACCGGGTGACGACATTCCCGACAAGGGCACGATACGCGGCTGGTGGGCCGATACCTTCCGGACGTATCCCCTCGGCTCGCGGCTCTGGCTGCTATGGCGCGAAAAGCAAACCGAGACGACGCGCCGGCGTGCGGAGGAATATGCGCGCGAAGCGTTGCAATGGTTGGTGCAAGCCGGCGTCGCCAG